TTAAGTCGTAAGAAAGGAATTTCCCTTCTTACTAGTGCCCCGCTAGGGTATCGCTCCCTAAAGTCTACTGTCAATAGTGCGGGGCTGTGTTTCTTTATCTATTTTTCCACATCTTCCAAGCCTTACGGCCTGCAATTACTAGCACGATAAGAATTAGGGTGCGATACGGCAAATATATATCCGCAAAATAACCCTCAATTGCTAATCCATAACTACTAAAACCAAAACTAAAAAAGTTTTCTAGGTCAATCATTATTTCACCTCCTCTAATGTCTTAAGACTTGTGAAATATTTTCCTACTGAAACCGCCCAGCCCTCGGCCTCTGTATATAGATAGAAGTATTCTTCTCCACTATTGAAGTTTTCCAACCAGTCGCTCACACTTGTAAAGGTGCGGGCTTCCTGTCCTGTCTCTCCTCTGTCTCTACCATAGGCAATAGTCCACTCCTCTTTGGGGCTGTTGAACTCTTGCGCTTCTCCTATTTCCTGTCTTAAGGCAGAAATATTTCCCAACTCCAGAAGTTGGCGAACTTTCTTTGCATCTGTATAGTGCTCGGCTAGTGTTGCACCTACGCCCTCAGGGTATCCGTCCCAGTGGCAATAGATAGCCTTCACTTTAAAGCCTTCACTCATTCCTATTGTGCTTCTTGTTCCCATTTCATTTGCTCCTGTCTTGATAAGTTGAAAAGAATTTCCTTTCAACTAGTGCCCCGCTCCCCATTGAAGGGGCACGCCTTAAGCGGGCGGGGCTGCTCTTGCTAGTCTTTCGTTGTTAGTTTTCCTGTAAACTTAATCTCTCTAATATAAGCCCTGTTGTAGGCTAGGAAATTTTCCAAATCGTTTAATGTTTCAAATTCTACATCAAATTTTTCAATTTGACCGTATGGGTCGCTTGCGCTCCTACGTTCTACCTCTTTTTTAACTGTTGCTATTAACATTTTTTGCCCCTGTCTTTCTGTCTTAAGTCGGAGAGAATTTCTCTCTAACCCGTGCCCCCCGTAGGTCGTAAACCTAGGCCGATTAAATCGGGCGGGGGGCTGTGTGCCTTTATTCCTTAACTATAAACGGGCTCTTGCATTCTGTGCACATCGGGGCGCATTTGGTTAGTGTCTTAAGACTTAAGCGGATTTTCTCTCCACACTTACACACGGCCACTTTCTGATTTTTATTTCTGCCCTTTGGCTTGTTGCTGTCTTCATTGGTGGCGGTTAACTTTAAAGCCTTCTCGATTATATTAAAGGCCTCTTGCCACATTTTGATACAGGTATCGGGCACTTTAGTATCTGTCCAGCCCTTGCCTTTCATTTGCTTAATTTCTAGGCCGAAAATTTCCTCGGCTGTCTTCTTGAATGTCTTGTTGTGATATCCGTCCCCGCTTGTTCCTTGTCGGCCTTCTTTAGTATCTAATGAGTGAGCCATTTCGTGAAGAAGAGTTCCAAGGGTGGCACGTGCGCCACGATTGAAGGAGGAGGCAGAAAGGAAAATCTCGTGAAATTGCTCCTCTTCATTTTTCCAAGGTGTCCAAGGTGTGAAATGGCCGTGAACTTTAGCAGAACGGCCAATTGAAAGAGTGGCACGGGGTGCACCTGTCTCCTTTTGAATTAAGGCGTGAGCCTCTTCTAATGCCTTTACGATTACAGAAAGGTTCTCACTTTTTGCGGGGGCTTGAAAAATATCTCCCGCATTCTTTTTTGGTGCTGTTGCTGTTTTCATTTTCTTTTTTCTCCTGTTCTTTTAAGAGAGTTTTCCCTCTTAAGGCAGAGAATACACGGGTGGATTGTCTACTGTCAACTACCAAACCCACTTATTTTTGATTATAACGAAAGTGTTATAATAGAACATCTGTTCGAATAGTTGCCCTCTGGAGAATGAATTACGAAACATTTCTGTTGCGTAAATGAAGGGGGGAGAAGGTGCGGGGAGATAGTCTTCCACCCCGTTAACAATCTAATTCTTTTTCTTTGCCCCGAAAATCTGTTTATATCTCTAATTATTTATTAACTAGTTATGTCTTAAGTCTTAAAAGGAAAGGAGCGGAGGAGGTGCCACCCGAAAAGGAGCCGAAGGCGAACTTTGAGGGGGGGTTTGTTAACAGCGGTCAGTTATATGTATATATAGTCCAGCAAAAAATTGCTGTTATATCCCCCGCTATATAGGCACAAAGTGCCACAAATCAGACATAATAAAAAATATATTCAATCTGATTGTTCGGTTTTAGCCCTTCGAACAGGTTATCTTATATAGTAGTTCAAACTACAGAGTTCAACCGAACTCGTCACTTTGGGCTCCTCGTTGGTTGAATATAATATATAAATATTTAACCTACGATGTAGGAGACGGCCACAATTATGCCGTTTAATACCTAGCGTTATATTACCGATATTAGGGACGTAAATGGGACGCAAGCCAGGGATACAAAATATACCAAAGGGCGAGGCCCAAGAAAAAGTTTTAATACAATTAGCACAAGGTTCTACGATTACGGCAGCCTTAGCATCCGTTGGACGCAATGATGTTACCTTCCGTCAATGGTCGATGCAGGACCCAGCCTTTAAAGAAAGAGCCGATAAAGCCCGCCTTCAAGGTAAGGGAGTTATCGCTGACTTAGGGGATTTAAAGAACATACCCTTTCCTGAATTCTCAGAACAGTTCCTAGATACTAAGTTATTTCCTCACCACCTTGATTGGATAGATTTAATAGAGGGTCGTGAACCATCTTGGCTACATCCTTCTATGACTTACGAACAGGCAGCCATAAATCGTATTCTGATTAATGTGCCCCCTGAACACGCTAAGTCCACCACCCTGACAATTAACTACGTCTTGTATCAGATTGTTACCAACCCTAACTCAAGAGTTATTATAGTTTCTAAAACTCAGGGTATGGCTAGAAAATTTTTAGGTGCGATTAAGACTCGTCTTAGCCACCCCGCTTTTATTAAACTCCAGACCGCCTTCGGTCCAAATGGAGGATACAAGGCTGATGCTACTCAATGGTCAGCAGATATGATTTACCTAGGCACTGGAAGAGACTCTGGTGAGAAGGACCCTACGGTACAGGCTTTAGGATTCGGGTCTCAGATTTACGGTGCAAGAGCAGACCTGATTATCCTAGATGACGTTGTGATGAACTCCAATGCCCACGAATGGGAAAAGCAAATTGAATGGCTTCAAAAAGAAGTTATCACACGTTTGGGGCGGCACGGAAAACTGCTTATAGTAGGAACCCGTGTCTCCTCAATTGATTTATATAAAATGATTAGAGATGGTAAACAATGGACTGGGGGCAAGACTCCCTTTACATACTTCTCTCAACCAGCAGTTTTAGAGTTTGATGAAGAGCCAGCCAATTGGAAAACCTTATGGCCTTGGACTGATAGACCAGAGGGCGAAAAAGATGAAGAAACAAAAGAGGGCTTATACCCTAAATGGGATGGCACCTCACTATTTACAAGACGCTCTGAAGTGGCCCCATCTGTCTGGGCTATGGTCTACCAACAAGAAGATGTCACAGAGAATTCAATCTTTTCTCCAACCTGTGTCGCAGGTAGCGTTAATGGAATGCGAAAAAGAGGACCTCTCAAGCCTGGAGCACCAGGACATCCAAAGCATTGTGAATCTACATATACAGTTATTGGTCTCGACCCAGCAATGGCGGGCGCAACAGGAGCAGTAGTTTGTTCCTATAATCGCGCTGACGGTAAGATATATGTTTTAGATTGCGTCAATATGACCGAGCCTACCCCAGCCAAGATACAGAATTTAATTGAAGAGTGGGTTGAAAAGTATAAACCCCAAGAACTAAGAATTGAAATTAATGCTCACCAGAAGGCTTACGCCTTAGATGATGTCTTAAGAAAATATTTAGCATCTCACGGATGTCAACTGAACTCACATTTTACTGGTAAGAATAAGTGGGACGTTGGCTTTGGTGTTGCTTCTATGGCAAGCCTATTTGGTTCTACTAGGGATGGTAGATTCCAAGACAATAACATAATTGAACTACCTAGTAATGAAGGCTCAGAAGGTCTTAAGACACTAGTGCAAGAACTGATTACTTGGAAGCCCGACACAAGAAATCCAACCGACTGTGTGATGGCTCTATGGTTTGCAATTATCCGTATCCGAGAATTAATGCAAAGGTCAAGCAAGGTTGGGCAATACCAAACAAATCGTTGGGCTACTAAAGCACAGACTGCTAGACGTGGTTCACTTAATCTAGATGATGCCTTTGCGGAACAATGGGCAGAAACTTATCACTAAAGGAGAAATAGAATGGCAACCAAAAAACGTCCAGATGTATCTTTTATTAACCCAGGTGCCACAGGTACTAACAAAGAAAAATATAAATCAGCGGTACAGACTATCTCAGAAACTTCAGAGACCAAAAAAGATATATCTAGTGGTCCTAGTTTAATTGCTGCTGTTGGTGCAAAATATAAACAAAATCCAACTGCCGCTATTGCAAGATTTAAAAAATCTTTTGTTGATAATAATCCAACTAATACTCCAATCTCTTGGCGTGCAACTGGCGGTAATATTGCAAAATCTAAAACCGTAAGCAAAGTTAATAAAACTTACTAATAATTTTCTATCGTTAGGACATAATGGCATTATCAATTGAGCAGATAGCAGCGCGAGTTGAATCTCTTCGTTATCGTAATACTGAAAGAGATGCTCGCAACCTTGACGTGCTTGCTGTTCGTAAAGGACACATATCTCAGGTCTACCCTGACTTTTTTCCAGAAGGAGTAGACGCTAATGTCGTGGCAAATTTTATTGATATCGTTGCCAGGGACCTTTCGGAAGTTATGGCGCCTCTTCCAGCGATTAACTGTTCAGCCGCTAATCAAGTCTCTGACCGTGCTCGTACTTTTGCCGATAAGCGTACTCGTATTGCTAGTAATTATTTTTCACATTCTGACTTATCGGTCCAAATGTATCAAGGAGCAGACTGGTATTTAACTTACGGTTTTATCCCATTTGTAATTGAATTAGATGATGATGCAAAACTACCTCGCATTCGTTTAGAAAATCCAATTGGTTCCTATCCAGAGTTTGACCGCTATGGTCGTTGTATAGCATTTGCTAAAAGATACAGTCTTACACTAGGTGAATTAGTAAGCCAGTTCCCAGAGTATGAAAGAGAACTACTTGGCCCTGATAGATACGAACAAAATCTAAATGCCCAGATAGAAATGATTCGGTACTACGATAAAGACCAATCAACAGTTTATATACCAGCAAGACAAAATTTAATATTATCTCAGGCTTTAAATCCGCTTGGGAAAATGATGATAGTTGTAGCACGTAAGCCGTCTATTGACAGCGAACTACGTGGACAATTTGACGATGTACTTGGAATTCAGTTACTTCGTAATCGTTTTGCTTTACTTGCTATGGAGGCTGCAGAAAAATCTGTACAAGCCCCTATTGTACTTCCACAAGATGTACAGGAATTACAGTTGGGTGGAGATGCGGTTATCCGTACCGCCAACCCAGCAGGTGTTCGCCGAGTAGAACTAACATTACCACAGGGTGCCTTTACAGAACAAAACATTCTTAACCAAGAGTTAAGAGTAGGAACTCGTTATCCAGAATCTCGTACTGGAAACATTGATGCTTCTATTGTTACTGGTCAAGGTGTACAGGCTCTTATGGGAGCCTTTGATACACAGGTTAAATCAGCACAAGCAATCTTTGCTGCAGCACTTCGTGATGTAATTAGCATCTGTTTTGAAGTTGATGAAATTATTTACCCTCAAGAAAAAACAATTCGTGGTGTAGACTCTGGTTCTCCATATGAAATTACCTACAAGCCAACCAAAGATATTAAAGGTGACTACTCAGCCGATGTTCGTTACGGAATGCTTGCAGGATTAAACCCAGCACAGGGACTTATTTTTATGCTACAAGCCTTGGGTGGTGGCTTAATATCTAAAGATATGGCTATGCGTGAGTTGCCATTTACAGTTAACGTAACTCAAGAGTTAGAAAAAATTGAAGTTGAAAATATGAGAGCCTCTCTTCTTGGTTCTCTTACAGCACTAAGTCAAGCAATTCCACAGATGGTTGCAGGTGGACAAGATGCATCTGGAATAGTAAATAAGATTGCTGCGGTTATCAAGGCTCGCCAAAAGGGTCAAGCACTAGAAGACGCAATTGAAGCCACTTT